AAACTGTATAATTTTCTTTTGATCGTTTACTAAAGCAAGAAAACCATTGTCGCCATGCATTACAGCTTCGATTTTAGGATAAGCTTTTCTAGTTCCTTTGTAATCTATTTCAAAAGTATATCCGTCATCTAACGTAGCCGTTACTGTTTTTTCTTTAACGCTATATTTAAACGGATCCGCACAATATATTTCAATCTCGCCGATTACGGAGTTTGAACCACCTTCAATCTCATGATTTCCTTGTGTGGTCCCAACAAAAAATTTATCTGGCTCATCATTAAAAATGATTTGTGCTTGCTCAACGGCAAAAATGCTGTTCATTTTATTAAACGCTTTTCGAAACTCACTATTACTTTTAGAAATCAATTGATATTTAACAGTAATAATTCTAGGATCATACTTTCTTGATTTATAATGTGTACCATCTTTATTATTAATTTCAATGTCATTAATTGAAGAAGATGCAAGTTCTCTGCCTTGAACTAAGAGAGTTCGATAACCATCAATCTCATTTTCTAAATAAACGCCATTAAACGACATAGCCTCGGCAGGTAAATAATTATCTACCGAGGCGTTTGGTGTTGTGTCTTTATAACCATATAACAATTAGATATCACCTCTCAATCTTCTTAAATGTTTGTCCATTCTATCTAGTTCTTCTTTCGTATATTTTGCCATTGCTTTACCAGCTGTTTTGCCATCGATTTCAGTTGTAATATTGAAGTTATATTCTGTGTTGTCATCATTACCACCTTCATCATCAATATAACGATCATTATATTCTACATAACGGTCCAAAGTACCACTAAGTCCATCAGCGAGCGAAAGGTTCATACCTAATGTATTGACATCAAAAACGTAAGATTGTACAGTATCAAACATTTTTTGAGCCTGACTGCCAATTAAAGAAGTATTACCACCAATACCTTTAGCAACACCAGTATCAAGCATTCTACCTACCCATTTACCCCATCGAGAAGGTGAATGAATACCAAAGAACCCTAATACTTTATCTTTGAACGAACCTAGTACTTTTGCTGCCGCATTCCATAATTGACCAGCAGCACTAGAAATTCCTTTTGCAATTCCTTTGATGATATTAATACCGACTTCTAACCAGTTTGTATTAAGAAATGTAGAAACAATCTTTTTGGCAATCTTTGTGACTCCTGAAACGACTTGTGGAATTGCTGAAATTAATCCAGCAACAAGTTTCAAAACAATTTGAATTCCTGCAGTCATGATTTGAGGAAGATTAGTAATGATTGCGTTTAAAATTGCTCCAATCAATTCAACTGTTGTGTTAATGATTTGAGGTAAATTATTAACTATTCCCTCAACCAATGTGTTGATAATAGCAACTGCTCCACTAAGAACTGTAGGCAGATTTGCACTAATTGTATTAATCAATGTAGTTAAGATTTGAATAGCACCCATGGCTATCTGTGGAAGCATTTGAACGATACCTGTTGCAACGTTTTGAAGTATTTGAACTCCCATTTGTATCATTGTAGGCAATTGAGTTTGAATTGCTGTTGTAATATTGGTAATCATAGTTTGAATTCCTACCAATATTAAAGGTATGTTGTCTAAAATACCTTGTGTAATTGAAACAATGAATTGTAAACCTATACCAAGTAATTGAGGAATAGCATTTAATATCGCACCACTTAAAGTACCAATAATCAATAATGCACTTTTAACAATTGATTCAGCGTTATTTGATATACCTTTAACGATCGAATTCAATATTTTCATACCTGCATTTACAACAAGTGGTAATGTTTTAGATATTCCAACTGATAAATGAACAAGTAACTGTGCTCCTAAACTTGCTAACATAGGCATTTGACTGGTAATTCCTTTTACAAAATTACTAATCACTTTAGGTGCCTGTGTAACAACCGTGGCAATCATTTGATCAATTTGACTTCCAAACTGATTATTTATAATTCCCAAACCAGCAACAACTAAACCTAAAATAGCGGCAGGTCCTACTGATTTCAGAGCAAATGCA